AGGTCTTGGCGAACGGACTTGTAAGGAACTTCGCCTTCGGGAGCAGGATCAGCCCACTCGTCCACAAGCTGCGGGAATACCTGTTCAACCTCCTGAGCGATGAATCCTCTGTCGCCTTTGATGTTCTTACCTTTGCCTTCCTTCCAATCGAACTTTCGCGGCTTCAGCGCGAGAATCGCACCGAGTCCGACATCGATGTCCTGCACGTTTTCCTTCAGACGAGCATCGGAAATGGCCGAGATGGTCGTGTTGGTGGCGAACACCGTACCAGACATTCCAACATAAAAACGAGCAGCTCCAGCTCCTGTTGAATATGTGTAAAGAGCAAAATCAGCATTCGTTGATGCTGCAAGAGTTGAAATAATTGCTCCGGACGGGCGCAGTTCTGCGCCAACTACGGTGCTGCTGGAAGCCGTCTTCCCCACCAACAAATTCCCACTCGCATCCAGCGTCATCGCCTGCGTGTGCCGCTTGCGGCAATATGCCAAGAATGCGCTCCAGATAGTTGTTGGTAGTGACTTGCTTGCGAGGAAACCTGATACTTCCAGCTTCCATCGTAAAAGGCGTTGTTTGACAGCCACGCGCCTTCAGCATTGCTAACATAGCCAACAAGATTGGCTCGCCCGTTTTGCAAGCCACGAAGTGTCGCCCACGCACTCGGCGTAACCCCGATGCCGACGTTGCCGGTTGCGTCAATCAGCATCCTCTGCGCTCCGTTTGTGCCAAGCGCAATAGGATAAGCTCCGGTAGACCAAAGCACAGATGCATAAGCATCCTGACCAAAGACTCCAGAGCCGCCACCGACAGAGTTTTCCTTGCCGAGCGTGAAACTGCCACCCGTATTCCGAGCAACAATGCTGACAGCATTGGTTCCGGTGCTGCTCTGTACGTTTGCCGTCGCCGCCGCTGCACGGACGTCAAGATTGTAGGAAGGACTAACCCCCACGCCCAGCCCCGTGGAGTTCAGGCGCATGGATTCCGACTCGCCAAATGCCCAAACGTGACTGCCTCCGCTGACAGCGTTGTAATACCAACTATCGGTAGTGGAAGCTC